TGATGCTGCAGAGAAGATGCAAATCATTGGCTACGACGACAACGAGAATTTAGACAAGGGCGACATTGGCTTCATTGACCGCTGGCGATTCAACAACATTCCCCAACTTCTTTCATATATCAAGAAGCATCGCCCGCAGCTCATCATGATCGACAGTCTTACTTCCTGCCTTGCTGGCATGGACGTGGATTTGATTCGCTCTGATGCTGGTAATTGCATTTACGAACTCCGTGACATCGCCAACGAATATGAATGCAGCATTGTCATTCTTCACCACTTAAACAAGAGTGGTGGCATTCGCGATAGCTCCAGCTTTGAAGCCAATGTGAGCGAAGTGGTGAAGCTTTACCGGCAGGACAACAACTATGACACGACGCAGTTCATCTTTGAATGGACGAAGAGTCGTAGTGGCTTGGCTGGCAAGCATTTTCTGCGGCGAGATCCGGCCACATATGGTTGGTTCTATGAAGGACCAGTTAATGGTGGCAGGGACGACCTTGATCGCTTGGTGCAGGCCGTTGACACGCAGCCCACTCGCCGCTTTGACCGCATGGCATTATCACGGCATGTGAGCAGCTTTGATGGCAATCTTGCTGGGCGCCTTGCTGAGCAAGCACGTCGCCAAGGGCTATTGACTAGCAGCTTTAATGTGGGGCCGAATGGTGAGCGCACTCGCCTCTACCAATCGTGGAGCTATAGGGAAGAAGATTTTACTGTTTCCGCTGCTGCTGAACCCATCGTTGAAGATGACGATATTTGGTTCTAACCAATAGTGAGGGAGGCTCTGTAGCTAGCCTCCCCGTCGTCTACCGCAGCGGACGACTTATTAGATTGTAGGAAATATTTTATTAATCATGAAAATCATTTGGAACGATGAACCAACGGCGCCTGAAGCGCCGTTTTTTGCTGCGCCTCAAGCGGAAGAGGAGGCAATGGAAGAGCGTGAATTTCCCGCTGAGGACTGTGACAATTGAGTCAGTGGCATAGTTGCGCTTGGCGGGCATGCTTATAGTGGTTCCGGAAAGTCCCGCGAGTAACCACTCATCAAAGCGAGCTTCTCCAGCCTCCCTGGCCCTCCAGACCAAGCGTAGCCCCCAAGGGCGGAGCGCTCCAGGCCGGGCCAAGGCTCCCTAAAAACAACAGGCCAGACGAGGCCATAAACCTCCGCCAGGCCGGTCAAGACATAGTGGAGCCCCCAAGGGCGGAACGATACAAGACGAAGGCTAAAGAAGCCTTCAAACAAAAATCTTGTCATTAGCATTGCAAAGAATTATTTCAGCCAATGCTTAACGCTCCGCGCTCTGTTGATCACTTGCCCTTGCTCGTGCATAACGGAGTGGAAATTCAGCCAATCATTCACTACGGCTTTTCTTCTCCTAGCAAAGGGCCGCGACCTGCGGCCCGTACTATTTATGGAGCCCGTGATGGTAATGGAGAGCGCCATTGGCGCTCTAGTCTTGACGAAATGCAACAATTAATTGACAAGGGCTTTGCCATCGACAATGCTGAGCAATGACCAAGCTTTCTGCTGATGAAATTAATCGTCTGATTGACGCAAAAATTCGCCAGCACGAAATTAGAGTGGCTCTGACAAGCGGCGCTATTGGCGCCGCTCTTTTTCTAGGCATCTTTCATGCCATTGGTTTGTTGAATCATGACCTTCGTTCCTAAAGACATTGCTTCTCAAGATTTGTCAGACAATGAATGGCAAGAGCTTTGCAAACTAAAAGCTGCAATTGATGAAGCTCCGGCCACTGTCGTGGCCTCACAAATGGAACGCTTCACTGAATTGTTTGTTCGTACTCTCCATGGAAAAGGAGATACAATGCATGGGTGAATAGAAAAACGTATGGCACGGCCTGAAATTACATTTGGCAGTCCAGAAGAAGAGTTTGAATATGCTTCCAATGCATTGAAAAAAGCTGGCATTTCTGAAAGTCAGTTTGAAGCCATTCGTGACACGCAAGTGAATGGCGGCAATGGAGCTGCTGGCTATAGCAAGGATATGCTTGGGCTTAGGCGATGGATGGTGCAAGAATTATTGGCAGCGTCAATGAGCAATCGTCAGATTGCAAATGTGCTCAAGCTCAGCAAGGAAACAGTTAATGGTGATAGAAAATTTAATCGTTTGCTGTATACGGAAGAAATTTTGAAGAACCAAGACGTGCATCGGGCACGTCTTCTTAAGGAGCAGATGGACCTTAAGGACATGGCTCTTCAAAGCTTTGAAAATAGTAAAAAGAAAAGAATTATTACAATGTCCGACAACAATGGACAAAGTAATGAAACCGTCCGACTTGAAGAGAGTGCTGGTGATTCAGCGTTTCTGACTGTTGCCAAGAACAGTCTGGTGGAACAGGCCAAGCTGCTTGGTCTTCATGAAGCACGGCCAGTGGAGCAGCAGGACACCAGCTACAGAAAGTTTCTCCAGGATTTATCAACAACCATCCAAAAAGAAAAAGAATCTAAAGCTACTGAAGAGCGCAGGGAGAATGCCTTGCCTGCCAGTGCAGAGGCCATCAGCTTCGATCCATCGCCAGAAAACGAACCCTGGCCTGAAACGGTGCCTTTACAAACAATTAATGAAGACGACTATTGACAGGCACGGCTAGCCTGTGCATACTGCCGTAGTTGCCAATTTCCATTGGACCCTTCCTTCTCCACTGTCAACGACTTCCTGCGCCAGGCAGCCGATGCCAAGGCCGGTAAGAAGGAGGCTATTGCCTCCTCCATCTCTCCTCATCTTCAGGATCCGGGCACTGTTGGTGTGCCTCCCACCCTCGCCAAAACCATCAACTTTTTCGTTGGTAACTATGGCGATGAAGCTTATCGGCAGATTGCATTGTTTGCCCTTGGTAAGTGGTTTGAAACCCACACTGAAGCAGCGGAAGATCTCTTCGGAACCGGCCAGCTTCCTGAGGCATGTGCATGCTTGATGGACGCCACGCGCATCAGCGATAGTCTCCATCTTGTTTGCGAAGTGGGAAGCCTTGGTGGCAGCGAAGATTGGAAGGAGATGCTGGAGAAAGAAATCAGCCAGGCCATTTTGGAGGACATTGAAGAGCGATGAACGTCTGTCGCACCTTCTTAATCACCACTGCTGACGGCCAGCGCATTGCTCTTGGAGCCATTTCTCCTAAACAGGCAGAGCACTTCCTGGCCGTTATACGGCCTGATTTGAAGGTGGCATTGGTGGAAGAAATTAAACCATTGCCAGAGCCTGAACTGTGATGCGCCTTTCTTTTCATTGCAACAGCACAACTGGCCATCTCCGCATTGGCAAGCTATGCATGGTCTGGCGGAATGCAGTGCCTAGCGGCACTTTCGTCTATGGCAATGGCTACGAACATCTTTACAATTGTTTTGGCGAAACTTCCCTATCCTGGGGCAATCGCTCTTTTCTTTTCCATTGAACAATGGACGGGCAACTGACGCTCCTGACGGAGCTTGTTCCAACAGTGCATATATGCATCCCTCCTGAACTGGAAGAAGATGCCAGGGCACTAGCTGCAGAAAACCCGCCCATTCATCCTGCATGGGCTAAGGCCAAACGTCGTGGCCGGCATTTTGTCATCAGCACCAACAACCTCGATGACATTTCAGAAATCGCAGACTTCGCTCGATGTTGCATTGAGGAGCCGGAGGCTCCCCTATCGAAGGCAAAGCGGCAAGCCCTCCAGATTCTCCTAGACAGGGCTTATAGGCATGCTGAACTTGAGCCTATGGGGCATTGCCATTGCATGGCCGTGAAGTGGCGGGAGAAGCCGCTTCGCACTGGAGTGGTGGCTAAGCACTTGCGGAGCAATAAGAAACGCTAATCATTGCAGGGCTTGACGAGGGCATGGTGGTTTCATAGATTGCCAGCAAGCAAGACCGATCTTGCCTCGTTTTTTTAAGCCATGACTGCTTCCTCTTTCTACCGACCATTGGCCAAGGAAGGTATTAGTGCCTTCAATGCTAGAGGCCAAATGATCATGAGCATGGGCGAGCCTTTGGTTCAGCGCCATTTCACTGTTAATGAGCTGCAGGAGTTTATCTGCACGCTGGAAAAGGCTGTTGAAGAAGAGCCTAATTTCACGCAGCGTCTGGCATTGCAACGTATTCTCTGCTGCTTTGTCGTGAGCATTGACACGCTTAAGGAGAACCATGAAGAATTCATGCAATATGCTCCGACTGGCGCTGATCTTGAAGAATATATGACCAGCTATTGCAAAGCAATTAAAGGCACCTTCTGATGGCAAGCATTAATCATTTGCACGATGTGGTGTTTGACTACATCGAAGACGGAAAAGCCCATCAACTCTTGCCTGATTTCATGCAGGTAGTTAATGAGCTTTATGATTGCTATCGAACCAAAGAGCGAGCATTAGCTCCTGTTGTTGATCGTCTTTCTTCCCTTGCTTCTGAACCATGAACATCCCTGCGTTTAAAAACGATGGTCATGAGGCCGAATATTGGCACATCTTTGACCATTACAAAAGCCGCTACCTTGATTGCCTTCAAGATGTGAAGGAAGCCATGTTTCCTGGCTATGCCTACAACCAGCTCAGCGGTTCTTGCATTGACAACATTCGTCAAATCACCGAGGAAATTATTTATGCTGCCACGCAAGACTTTGAGCGTGCTCATTCTGAATATAAAGACGAGGGCGTTGGTTTCTATGTGAGAGAAGGTAGTCTTAAGGACAGCATGAAAGAAGCCCTGAAAGATTTCTGGCACGGAGAAAGGGACAATGATGATTCCTGAAGACTATGAAAATGATCCGCTGCTGGATTGGGACTATGAACAACGGAAGCAACGTCCGCTTACGTTGCAACAATTAGAAGAACGCCTTGCTTTTTGGCGAGAGCGACAAAACACGCTCTATTTAGAGCTTTATCGCGCTGCCACTTCCATTTAATCTTCCCAGGCCCCATTAGGGGCCTTTTCTTTTGCCCATGAATCATCTCCAGGGATGGGCTCAGTACCATATTCCCAATCATCGTATTCCTCTCCGTTCCTCAGCCATCGCGCTAAACGCTCACGATCTTGCTCAGGCGACAGCTTCATGCCCCGGCCAGCAATGTATAGGCCGAGTCTAGCTGGCTTCGTATAGGCAAAAAGAAAGGAGGGCTTTCGCCCTCCTTTCCCTTTGTGTGGCCTCCGATGCGACGGCTCCCATCGAGCCCTCCTCCAGAAGATCAGCAATGGGGACAATGCGCCTCGCAGGGAACCATGATAGACCCTTGGCCGAACCGTACAGTCTGGCCCGCATTGTCAGTCGCGCTTGTCCTTACGGCCCGCCTTACGACGGGGGCAGCCGTTAAGCCGCCTAAGCCGACCACTTCATTACTATACACCCTCATCGACCGTTTGGTTCACAGGGAGCTTGACAAGCGTGTCACAATAGTCAGAACGCTTGCCGAGATGCTCGCGTTCCTCGCTAGCCACTCTCTCTGTTTTGATGCTACGTTTCCTAATTCCCCTTCTGCTGCTTGGCAGCGCTCCTGTCCAAGCGGCTACTTTGTCGTGCGGACAAGCCAGTCACTATGGCATTGGCGATGGCTATCACGGCCAAACCACTGCCAGCGGCGCTCGCTTCAATGCTTACGGTCTCACCGCTGCTCACCCCTCGCTTCCCATGGGCACCAAAGTAAAAGTGAAGAATCGTGACAACGGCAAGACCGTAGTGGTGACAATCAATGACCGTGGCCCATACTCGGGCGGTCGCATTCTTGATTTGTCCTACGGAAGCTTCTCTCGCATTGCTTCCCCAGGCCAGGGCGTTGCCCGTATTTGCCTCTCGCGCATTTAAACCATGAAAGACTTCGCTTCGTTTTTTCTCACCACCATCGTCTTCTCGGCTGCTGCCATGGCGATCATGAAGGCACCAGATCCGGCTGCTGATCACCAGGGCCTGGCTAAGTGCCTCAAGCTTCACCCTGAGCGCTATTGCCGCATTGCCAACGGTTTCCCCGTGAGCATTCAGCCTTAGTCAAGCTTTCCTGACAGCCCCCTTGACAGGGGGCTTTTCTTCCCTCATACTTCCTCTGTTCATCGCTGGCGACAGCTCAAACCATGACTCAAACCCCTTTTCTCACCGACACTCAACGTGCCATCTCTCGTATGGTCACGGACACGGTTGGTTTTAAATGGGCTTCTTACAATGCTGCTGACCGTGCCGTAGCTCGTACGCTGCTCATGGAGCATGCTAAAAAGGCTCCTGAACAATTGTCAGAAAAAGAATTTGTGAAAGCAATGCAAGGGAAAAAACATCAACGAACAAAAGATTTTGTTTACACTCTTGCTAATGCAATGAAAGACGAAATCTGGCGCACTCTTTAAGCAATGGGGCAGAGCGGAGATTGCATAGCTCCGGATTGCGCTCCCTAAATAAGCTGGCCACTGCTTGGGCTAAGTGGTGGAGAAAAACAATCGCCGCAACGATTGATAATCTAGCCTCTGTTTTGTAACGAAGGGTGTCATCGAACAGTGCAGAGAGTTCCAACGGCATAACCTCCGTGATTGACTCTGCATCAAGCGCATGCTCGTAAGTCCCCAGCCTTTATTTCATTTTGTTACAGAAGGGGCCATCAGGCCCCTTTTTTCGTACTATTGGTTCAAGCCGCGAGGCCCTCTCCTTTTTAACCATGGATAAAACCTCCTTCATCCGCCAGTTCATCTTCAATGCTGGCCCCTCCATCGTGGGCGTAGAGTTCGTCAAGCAGGACGGCTCTGTCCGCACGCTCCGCTTCAACCCTCGCGACAGCAAGGAAATCAAAGGCACTGGCAAGCCCAGCACTAAACCTTCTGTCATCCGCTGCCGTGACTTTTCCATCGCTCGCAACGAAGGTCAAGGTGCTTGGCGCAGCTTTGATTGCGAACGCGTGACCAAGATCACGGCCAACGGTCAAACTGTAGTGTTCTGAACCATAAGCAGCGCTAATGGCCAAAGGGCTTGACTGCTGCCCGCCCCACCAGTTAATTTTCAAATCAAGCGGCGCTTCCGTCGCCTCGTTCCTTCTCAATCAAAACCATGAGCCACCAATTCACCTCCGGCGCTTTCTTCCACGGCCAAGCTGCTTGGCACAAACTGGGCACTGTTCTCGACGGCACCCTCCCTGCCCGCGAAGCCTTCCGCATGGCCAATGCCGATTGGCAAGTGAAAGCCTCGCCCATCTTCACCAGCGACATGCTGGAAATTCCTGGCCACAAAGCCATCACCCGCACTGACAACGGCACCGTCCTCTCCATTCAGAAAGACTCCTACAGCATCGTTCAAAACGAACAGCTCATCCGCATTGCAGAGGCCCTGCACGAAGATGCCACGATGGATGCAGTGGTGGTACTGGCAGAAGGTCGCCGCGTGGCTTTCACTGCAAAGGTGAACAATGCAGAAGGCGAAGTGGTGAAGGGCGACACTGTTCACCAATATCTCGTTGGCTGCACCAGCCACGACGGCACCGTTGCCTTCCAAGTTATGTTCAGCCCCGTGCGCGTTGTTTGCCAGAACACGCTCTCGGCTGCCCTTGGTCGTGCTGCTGCTGGCAGCAAGGCGAAGAAATTTGCCATTCGCCACACCACTAACGCCAACACGCTTATCAGCAAACTGCCTCAGCTCATCGACATGCAACGCCAGCAGTTCACCGGCGGCATGGAAGAACTGAAGGCCATGGCTAGCAAGCCCTGCACTGCTGCTCAATTCCGTGCCTACTGCGAGGAAGTGTTTACTGATCAGCTTGCGGGCATGACCAACGACAAGCGGGGCGACACCACCACCGCCCGCCCCAAGAAGCTGGAAGATCTGGCTGCATGGGACAGCGTGGCCAACAAATTCGCTGGCGAAGGCATTGGCTTCAACATCCCTGGTGTAGAAGGAACCATGTGGGGCGCCTATCAAGCCATCACGGAGTATTTCACTCACGATGCAGGCCGCACCAAAGACAGCACGGAAGCTGCTCGCCAACGCCTGGAAAGTCTCTATTGGGGCAGTGCCGCAGCCACCATCACCCGCGCTCATAGCTTGGCCTTGGCTTGATAAGCAAGACTGATGGTCAGGGGGCTTTACAGCCCCCTTTGTCATGGGCTAATTTTAATTTCGTTAAGGGCAGCGATGCCCACCGCCTTCCAAGCCATGACCGCCAAAGTCTTCACCACCTCTTGCCAGTGCCCCAACTGCGGCGGCACCGGCAAGCTTCCCCACTACAGCCACATTGCCAACGGCGACTGCTTCGCCTGCCAGGGCACTGGCACCCTCCAGCTTCGTGACTTCATTGGCTCCAATAAAGACGTTGTGCTGGACGTGGAAATGCTTCGCGGCAAGTTCTGGCATGCTTGGCTTCGTTGCCGCACTTGGACCAATGATTCTTCCACCATCAATGGCGTGAAGCAGAATTACCACAATTGGGGCCGCGACCTCTGGTGCATCCGCATCGACGACGTTGAACAGGCTCGCGCCTTGTGGAAGAAAGCTAAGGCCATGGGCATCCCTACTTCCATCTTGGACTGACTGTTTCGCTTTGTAACAAAGGGGGCGAAAGCCCCCATTTTCCAGCTAATTTCTATTTCGTACACGGCTCTCCTCCAGTGAACCACCTCCTCAACGCTGAAAAGATTGGCACTGTCTACGCCGACACCTCCCTGCTCTACTGCAGCGACGACAACACCTACACCCCCGTCGTCATCCATCGCACTGCCTGGGCATGCCCGCTAAGCGCTGCTCCTAAGCCCCAGCAGCCCCTTTCTGATTCTCTCTTCACCCTCCTCTTCTCCTGAAACCATGCCTGCCTCCATCGTCCCCCACATCCCCACTATCCACCTCAACGGCACTGGAGCCACTACGCTCCGCCTTGAATACGAGAAGCTGTTTTACGCCGTCCAGGACGCCATCGACGCCCTCAGCGAAGCCACGCTCAATGGCCGCGACTTTTACCCTCAAGGGCCTGATGCATACTATGAGGCCCGTGATCAACGCAATGAAGCCTTCTCCTGCCTCTATGCCGTTCGCGACTATGCAGGCCGCATCGTTGAAGGCATCGACTCCCAGCTTCCTTGAACCATGGAAAACGCTTACTACGGCCTCTCCATTCACCAACGCAACATCTTTCGCTACTTCCTGGCCCATAAGCAGCGGCACAAGCATTCCCCTTGCTTTGTGCCCCGCACCACTGGCTCTCAAACCTACGCCTATCTGAAGGCCATTGAAGCCCTGGAGGCCAAGGGCCTCATTACAGTGGACCGCTCAGCGCAGCACTACACGGCATGGATTTTGAACCATGGCAAGGGCATTTGTGAAGAAACGCAACAACGCTTGACAGCGGCCTATAAATGAACTAATTTCTATTTCGTACAGGGCCGCGAGGCCCACCCTCCTTCAAAACTATGAAAGTTTTTGTTCCCATCCTTAAGACTTCGAGAACTGGCCCATGTGGCCGTCTCATTAAATGCCCACATTGTGGCAATGTTGAGCGTGTTTACCATTTCGCATGGTCTGCTCTCACTTGCATGGAATGTGAACAAATGGTTGATAAATATGCTTTCACAATGGAGAAGAAATGATGCATTACGTTTGTAATTACAGCGAAAACGGCCCGTATTGGCCAGCTACGCAGGGCCGCTACCAAGCGGCCCGCCTCAAAGAACTAATTATGCACGTAAGAGTGTGCATGGAAGATGGAGACTATCAAATAGGCATCTTTGATGAAAACAATGAATGTAAGGGCATGTGGTTAGATGAAGCCGAACCAATTCCCGATGGTGAAGGTGGAATGGTTTTAGAAAAACCTTGCTATGTGCTTTACCGGCCTGGCAGCATGAGCGCAGGCATCTGGAATCTCCATCTCTCTAAATTCAAAAAACCTTCCTCCCATGGCTAAAAAACGCCCTTCTTACATCCTCTATTCCAAAGACAGTGCTATTCCCCATGCCGAGCGTTGGCTACAACTATCGGCGCGAGAAACAAAGCACACTGACAAGAAGACCAGTCAATATCGCGGCGTTTCTATTTATCGCATGAAAGACAAACTTCAGTGGAGAGCTGGTCTCACTTACAACGGGAAAAGATATTTTTTAGGCACTTTTGACACAGAAGATGAAGCAGCTTTTGCATGGAATGAAGCCGTCTTGCGGATCATTGGCCCATTAGCAGAACAACGCCTCAATATTATTTCTTCCCCATTGAACCATGATTCTCATTGATTTCTTTGACGAAAACTCTTGCAAAGGCACTGAATTAATTGAAGGGTGGTATTTCTATTCAGACGACAATGATTCCATTGTTGGTGGACCGTTTGAAAGTGAAGAGGCCGCTATTAAGGCGGCTTTTGATGGCCATGGTTGGTGAAAGGGACTCAGTAGCAGGCGGTAAAGGGACTCGCGACAAGCCAGTAAAGGGACTCGCTGGAAAACGGTAAGGGGACTTACGGGAATGCGGTAATATAGAGGCTGAAAAAGGGCTTTTTTCGGCCCCGGCTGGTACGCTTGTACTACTTTGGGGCTCTGGCTAGTACATTTGTACTACTTTGGGGGTTTGGACTAGTACATTTGTACTACTGCGAGGCGTCAGACTAGTACGTTTGTACTACTATGCGCCTATGCTCATACACGCATAGTGATAATGATTCTCATTCTCAATAGCGCAGGCCTCCCCTCCCCTCTTGCTATTGATTCTCATTCTCAATAGGCCGGGCTCCTCGGCTCCCGTGTTTTTATGCTCCTATGTGCATGGCCGCATTGTGAAGAATTGTCTCAATCCGAGCCCGAGCGCCTCGCCTTCGCCTTCTTCCTCTGTAGTGTGGCTCTGAGGCGAGCGATCGCCTCCTCTTCGCAGTCTTTGCCATGCTCTCCTCTTCTTTGAGCGCCTCGCGCTCCTTCCCTCCCGTCTCTGACGCGCTCGAGGCTCTGGCTTCTCTCCCATGGGAGGCGATCGCCTCCGAAGCTCTCGAGGCGCTCCTCTTCTCCCTGGCTCTTTGCCATGCTCTCGCGCTTCGCCTCTGGCAGGCTCGAGGCCGTCTCTCTCCCCTCCTTCGCTCTCTGGCCTCTTCGCTTGAGCGGCTCTCCTCTTCTCTCCCCGAGCCGCTCTCGCCTTCCTCTCCTCGCTCTTTGCTCCTCTCCTCTTTGAGAGAAGCCGGGGAGAGCTCTCCCTCTCTGGCGAAGGCCTCCCGCTCGGCTCTTCTCAAGAGAGCCTCTCGCCTCGGCCTCCTCTGAGGCTCCGCTCCTCTGGCCTCCCCTACGGGAGGCCTCTCTCCTCCTATTCTCTCGCTCTCTCCCATGGCTTCCCTCTCTCCCTCGAGCCTCTCCGCTCTTTGCTCTGTGGTTGAGAAGGAGGGGAGACAATTCTCCCCGGCTGAGCTTCGCTCGCTCCTCGCTCTCCCTTCCTCCTCTTCGCTCTCTCCTCTTGAGAGGCGCCTCGAGACAATCGAGCGCCTTCTCCCTTGGCTCTCTGGCGAGGCCGCCGATCGCCTCCTCTTTGAGAGGCGCTCTCTCCTTCGCCTTCGCCATGGCCTCCCTCTCTCAATCGAGCTCCCGCTCTCCTTCTCCTCTCGCGATCTCCTCGGCTCCTCTTCTCCTTCCTCTTGAGGCTCTCTCATGCTTCCCTCCTATCTCCGGGCTCGTCTCCTCGATCGAGCCGAAGAGCTCGGCCTCGCCTCCTCTGGCCTCCCGCTCCTCCTCGAGGAGCTCGCGCTCTGGCTCCCCTCAGCAACGATTGAGGCCTTCCTCCTAGACCTTGAGGAGATCGCCTCCGAGCTCTGACCGATTGCAAAGAATTGTGACAATCCTACGGGGAGGCTCTGGCCTCCCCTCTCCTTCTCTGTATTGTGTCTGGCATGAGGCGAGCGATCGCCTCCCTCTCGCGCTCTTTGCCATGCTTCGCTCCGCTCGTCTCTTCGCTCCTTCTCTGGCTCTCTTCGCTGGTGCCGGCCTCTTCGGCCTCGGCGGCTTCTCCTTCGCTCGGGGGATTATCTCCCCTCCTTCTCCCCTTGAGGCCTCCTCCTTCGCGGCTCCCTTCCTTCTCTTTGCCGCCGGTGGCCTCGCCTCCTTCGCTCTCGGCGCCTCTGAGCTCTCCGAGGCTCTCGCTAAGAGCCGCGCCTCCTCCCGCTCCCGCTCTCGCCTCGCTTGAGGCTCTGGCCTCCCTTCTCATGAGGGGAGGCCTTCTCTTTGCTCTCTCGCTTCTCCTTCTCTTCTTCTCCCTTGAGGCTCTCGCCTCTTCTCCTTCCCTCCTCTTCTTCTTCTCATGGCTCCCGCTCTCCTCGCTCCTCCTTCTCCTGTCTCCTTCGCTCGCGCTCCTCGGGCTCCTCAAGAGCTCCGCTCCTTCCTCTCTCGCTTCGGCCTCTCTTTCGAGAGCCTCCTCACTACGGGCTCAGCCAACGCGAAGCTCGCGAAGGGGAGCGGTCTCGCCTTCTCTTCAATCCTGCACCTCCTCCCCGCTCGCGGCCTCGCTCGAGCCGTCTCCCCTGGCTCTCATGCTTCTCCCGTAAGAGGAGAGCTCCCCGGCATCCGAGCTCTGGCAGAGCGCGAAGGCCTCCTCTCTCGCGCTCTTCTCTTTGATGCTTGCGCCTTCTCCTCTGAGGCCTGCCGCGAGCTCTGTCTCGCCTTCTCTGGCCATGGCGGCATCAGCCAGAGCGTGGGAGCCTGCCGCGCTCGTCGCGCTCTGGCTCTCCTCGCTGATCGCGAGCTCTTCGCTCGCTGTCTCCTATGGGCTCTCGGCCTCCCCTACCGCAAGGCTCGGAGCCTCGGCCTCCCCTTCGCCTATCGGCTCAACGGGACGCAAGAGCTCCCGTGGCATGAGCTCTGGCTCGCGGCTCGCATCTCCTCCGAAGAGGCCGCGCTCCTCTCGCTCCTCTTCGAGAGCCCGATCGAGCCCGGCCTCCGCCCCATCCCCGAGGCTCTCCGCTCTCTCCCCTTCGCCTCCCCTTACGATTACGCGAAGGCTCCTCTTCTCGGCCGTGCTGGCCTCCTCGCCATGAGAGAGGCCGGCATTCACACTACGGCCTCCCTTGCTGCCGATCGCGAAGGAGGCGCCTCTCGCGCTCTCGACGCAATCGGCGCCGGCTTCTCTCTAGCAGTGCCCATCCTGATCGGCAAAGAGGAGGAGCTCCCTCGCTCTCTCTTGCTTCGCGAAGAGACAGGCCTCAAGCGAGAGGCTCTCTTGCAATGCATCGACGGGGACGCGAACGATCTCCGCATGATGGATCCCTCCCCCTCTCCGGGCTTCTCTGGCCTCGCTGTGTTGCTTCGCCTCAAGCGATCGAGAGGCGCCGACCCCTCGGCGGCCTCTCGCTTCGCTCTCGCTCGCGGCTCTGGCCAATGGGCTCCCATGGCTGGCGGTGGCTCTTTCGCCTTCTCTTCTCTCTGAGCTTCTCCTCTCCTTCGCTTCTCTTCTCATGGCCTCCCCTCTCGCTCCCGTGCTCTCCTCCTCTGGCCTCCCCATAGGCTCTGTGTCCGCTCTCCCCTCCGGAGAGCCCGACCCCCTCCTAGCTTCTGTGTTGTGCTCTTACTTTGAGCGCCTCTCCGCCGAAGAGCGCTATTGGCAAGCTGTGCGCTCTGGCCTCCTTCCTCCTCCTCCTCCCTCCTCTGGCTCTCTCTCCATCTCTGACCGACACTAGGAGCGCTCTCTCTTGGCTCTCCTCTTCTCTCTCCCCTCTCGCTCCTCTCGCTCCCTCCTTCTCCTCTCTCGCTCCTCTCCTCCCCTTCCTCTCTTCTCCTCCTACGTCTCTTGGCGATCTCGAGAGGCCGGATGGCTCCGGCTTCTCTCCCTTCGCCTCCCCTTCCTCTGGCTTCTCCTCCTTCGCTCCTTCTCCTCCCCTGCCAGACTGAGGCGCCTTCGCCTCCCTCCCTCTTAGTCTCCTTTTAGCTTCTCTGAGCCCGTCTCCCTTCCCATAGGGTGCCGGGTTCTTCTCTTTGCAA